CCTTGTGGACCCTTCCTCAAACACCGCCCCGGGAGCGAATCGGCTTGGTATTTGAAACCCTAATTAAAGAGTGATACCAAGTGCCTTAGCCTTGTAACCGAGAGCAACGATCTCACGGCTTGGCTTGCCCATTTCGTATTCAGTAACAGTCACGCCATTGCCAGCAACACGAGTATTGGCATATACAGCATAACCATGCTGACGAATACGTGATGCTTCAGCAGCCAAGTTACCTACACCAAAACGCTTTGAAGCTTCGGCTTGGGTTAGTTTAGCACCGTTGTAGAGTGCAGAGAATACCTTAAAAGTCTTTGTATCTTTAGAAATACGTTTCATGTCTGTGTTTCCTTTAGTTAAAAATAGCTGATTAAATGTTGTTCAGCGTCCTATAATAATAGCAGAACGCCAAACTCTGGTCAACCTCAATCTTTCCTTTTTACCGAGACATTAGCTCGAAGGAAGGTTCCAAGGATGATCACTGCCGCCCATGTCCAAAACGTGAACTCGATGGCCAAGATCGGGAACAGTGTGTTAAGGGCCCAAATTACCAGCCAGGGCCCAATGGCCAGTAGCACCACTACCAAAACCAATGCTACTATGATCTTGAAAATATCTTTCATTGCTTTCTCCTTAATAGGCACCCTTCATTACAGTGACCTTAGCCATGTTCTGCCAGTTAGTAGGGAAGCTCTTACGCAGATCCGCTACTTTGAGCACAGTTCGCAGGCTCAGCTCACGCATGGTGCTACGATTCTCATCGATGAAGTTAACGACCTCATCTTTGGCGATGTCTTCAAGCTCGTAGCTATCCAACATACCATCCTTGACGATCTGCTTGATACGGAGCACCTTCTCACGATCAGTGTCCATACGCAGATCGATATAGTGACAGCGTGACTCTAGGGCCGCCAAGTGTTCTTGCAGTTTCTTAGAACGAACGTTCTCGAACTTCAAGTTAGTGATAAAGATAGCACCGCCCTTGAATTCGAAACGATCTGGCACTCCTTCTGAACGGAGCAGACGGCTGTCAGTGTTCCAAGAGATAGTGCGCTTTTTGGAACTGTCCAAAGCCGCTTTCAAGATGTTCAGTGCGATGTCGTCTAAAAGGATTGAGTCGCAGTCATCGAACACAAGGATGTTCTTGCTTTCGCTGAACTTGTAGAGCTTGGTATACAGGCCGATGGCACTCATAGCACCTTTGACGATCTCGTATTTGGGCTTGCGTTGACCCATCATGTCAAACAGGTCGTCCTTAGCCAGCACCTCTTCAACACCAAAGCTCTTGCCCACACCTGGAGGGCCAGTGACGATCATTGCTCGCACATCACCATTCTTCACAGCTTTGGTCATGTCTTTGAGGATATCGAAGCGCAGACGAGTGCGTTCGATGATCTCTTCGTCAGTCTCGTGTGCCACGGTGCTGTCAGCGACTTTGATCTGAGTGAAGTCCGTGACATTTGGATCTGCTTTGGCGGGCTTCTTCAGTGCTTGAAGCATCATAACTCCCTGTGGAATGGGTTTAGCGGAACCCGCAGTATTGTAAGCACCCTGCTCGCAACGGATGCGGATGTTGCGATCTGGGAAGCCGGGCTGGCTACCACCTTCGACAGTGACATAGCCGGTGCCATCTTTGGCTACCTTGTAGTCTTCTACTAGTTTAAAAGTCATGCCCCCAACATTGGTAGGCTGGCCCTTGATATTGTAGTAACCTTCGGTAAAAGTAATATACACAGTTCGCTCCTGTTGTTTGTTTAACATTCCACTATTATACTGCCATTAGGGGCTGTTGTCAACCCCTAATAACCCTATAACATGTAGGGTTATTCGTCCTCTGCTACCAACTTCTCGATGGTGTTAGCAGCCAAGGCATCTGCCAAAGGCACCAATCCGCCCTTGATCAAGCCGGGCACGTCATAGACAGCACCCACATACCACACCCCGTCCTGCATCACGTAGTAATACTCAGCGAAGCAGCTCTCGACCTGTTCCAGGAACTCCTCGAACGTGTGTGCTACTTGCCAGCTGACGTTGTCCTCGCCGCGATCTGAGTAGAAGTTCATTTCTTCTACGGTAGCTTGGACACCACTGTTGTCTCCACGTGCTATCAGCTGATTGGCCTGCACGGAGCCATAGTGCTTGTTCAGCAGCTCGCCCGTGTAGTCTAGATAGCCGTCATAGTGGCAATAAACTGACTTGCAGACTGTGCCATGCATGACACCTACTCGTGAACGTGTTCCCATTGCTCGCTCCTGTTGTTTAACTTAGCCTCTAATATAACACGGGCCGGAGCCCGTGTCAACCATTTTATCAAATACCCTGGAAAGCAGTAAGGGCTTTCTGTGCATCTGCGTCCAGCATAGCCTCATCTTCAGCTCGCTGGCGTGCCAGTTCCACTTCTGCTTTGTAGGCGGTAAGGGCTAGGGCTTTGCGTTCCATAGCAGGCCACACTACATCCTGGGGGTTGAGGTAAGGACCAGTGTAGTCTACTTTGTCCTCTTTAAGGGTGATCTCGCCAGTGCGGATGCCCTCAAATACCATGCCCCAAGTGGGCTGTTCTGGGCGACCTGCAGGGCCATAGAGCTCTACCGCTTTGGCTTTGATCTTCTCACGTGCGATCTCGTTAAGACGACGCACAAAATACTCACGCTGGGTTTGTTCCATTTTCGCTCCTAGTTGTGTTTAACAAGTCTATATTATATGCTCAAACAGCCTCTGTGTCAACCACTTTTTGCAAAGACCCTATGAGCCTGCGGGCTTCTTGTTTGGCCTCTTCCATTGCTTGGTAGATCAAGTCCTCAGCAGTGCCGTCACTGAGTGTTTCACTAGCATCTTCGTAGAGGAAGCCCCCACAGATGTTAGATCCCAGCTCGTGCCCATCAAGCAGCACTCGGGCTCTGAGCATGAACCAGTCCAGATCACCCGAGTTGACCTTGCGCTCTAGATCCTCGATGTCACAGCAGGTATCATCGAATAGATCACGTATACGGCAGTCTTCCCAGGATTTGTCTACTATGATGTCAAACCCCTCACGCTGCGTCTGCAGCAGTGTGTCCCAATAACGCATGGTTCGCTCCTTAACGTTAACAAGTCTCTATTATACTGCCAAACAGCAGCCCTGTCAACCCCTACATGCTCCAGTAGGATTCGCTAGCAGGAGAGCAGTAATAGGGGGTATCGTAACGCTCGCGGAACTCAGCCCCCGTCATCATGTTCTTGCGCACTACGTAGGTCTCATAGATCATGACCACATACCCTGGGCGACGAGGGTTAGCTCTCTCCACAGCATCTAGGGTCATGTCTGTGAAGTCTGTCTTCGCGACCAGCTTCTGCCCTTGTTTGCAGCGACGATCTAGCTTATAGATCTCTACAGTGTAGTCCATATCAGTCTCCTCTAACGTCAGTGTTCAGTGTGGGTTGTATGAGTCTGCGCAGTTCTACTTCGCGCTTGTGAGCAGCTGCCTTGCCGCGGATGATCTCGTGAACTACGATCTCGATCTCGTCCTTTGATGCTAGCTGGCGCAATGCATGGCACAGGAGCCAATCTTTGGCTTCTGTTTTGGCACGATAGAAGTGTTTGGCAGCACGAGCGCGAACGCTCTTATTAACAGTAGTCTCAGTCTTAGCTGTGACACCGATATAGTTGCCGCCCGCTACACGCAGTTCGTAGATGATGTGATTGCGATCAATTCGTTTCTTCATGTTGTTAGTATAGCACCATTGTGCCAAAATGTCAACCAAAAAGAAAGACCCTTGCAGCAGTGTGGTTAGAACTAAATACTCTAACCGGGAGGATAAGTTAGTGAGTGCTTACAAGTGTCGGAGCTGCGGTCTAGAGGGCGTAGAGAACTTTTATAAAAATGCCAAGTATCAGTGTAAGGGCTGCTGGAATCAACGGACAGCGCAATCAGGAAAAGAAAAGCTCAAACAGCTTCGTGATGAGCGTGGGGGGCGCTGCGAACGCTGCGGCTATGATCGATGTGATGCTGCGCTACAGTGGCACCACACAGACCCTAGCCAGAAGGAGTTCAGTGTTGGCAAGCGTCGTGGTCTTACACTGGAGCAGCTTAGGGTAGAAACAGCCAAATGCCAGCTGCTGTGTGCTAACTGTCACGTGGAGGTTCATTCTGGCCTGGCGTGAGGGACTCGAACCCCCGATCTACGGCTTAGAAGGCCGTTGCATTATCCACTATGCTAACGCCAGATTGTTTGGTGCGACTGACCAGAATCGAACTGGTATGGCTTTCGCCGAGGGATTTTAAGTCCCTTGTGTCTACCTATTTCACCACAGTCGCATGTTTTGGTGGGCCCCCGGAGAGTCGAACTCCGCACCAACGGATTATGAGTCCGCTGCTCTAACCAACATGAGCTAGAGGCCCTGTAACTAGTGTAATTAATCCTCTCTTCTGTGCGGCTGGTTAACTTCTGGATCGTAAGCAGCGACCATCCTGTGCAGGGGTTCCATACGCTGCTGCATGACATGTGGGGCTGATCGTTCAATCTGATCCAGATCCCACAGTGTAGGATAGTGACGCAGCAAGGCATAAGCTTCAGCGCGAACTGCCCGGGGCACACGGGGATAACCCCCACCCGCTAGACGCTGCAAAAACTCTGCTGTATTACGCACAGCCCTATATCGTTCATCTGGAAGTGTCACGGTTTCTCTGCTCCTTGCTAAAGCACGTTTCTTAAGCATGTCCTTATTATAAGATCAACTGCTAGTGCTGTCAAGAGCCAAAATCGCCCAATATACGCAGCGGGGTCACCTTCGATTTCGCTTGATGATCCGCTGGAATATAGCTAGATTGTGATTGTCCCGCCATATCATCTCCGCACAGCAGCGAGCGAGAAAGCCCGAGGCCCATATAAAGGCTTTGAGCTTGTCTCGACTAGTATAGGGGTTTATGTGTGCGATCTCACCTAAGATCCAGTCTGCTAGGTCTTTAGACGTTTTCATTTTATTATCTCCAGCAGCGGGGCCTAGACTAGGAACGCTAGATATAGCATTGAGTAGCAGCAGATAGCGATCCCAGCATGCCAACGATCCTGCCATAGATCAGTTGAAGCATATATGTATACGAGAATCACTAAGAAAGGCAGACTTGCCAAGAATATGTGTAGTAGAGTCACAGTTCGCTCCCGTGTATAGTATATATCACAGTGAGAAACCGTAGAGATCACGCATATCTGCGCAGCGGGGCCGGTGATCTCACAGTGGGAAATGGTGGAATTTACATCGTTTGAGCAGGGTCAACACAGTAGATCTTATAGTAGATAATCTCAAGAGTGATTGGTTGGAGAGGCTTAGCTCAAATGGTCACACAATTCCACACATTATCACACTTTTTCACACTCTATTGCACCCATGACCCCCTCGCTAGGCCATTATACGCACGATAGGGGAAAAGAAATCACACTTACTGATCAGTAAATCACACTTTTCACTGTTTTTCACTATACACGCACGATCCGGAGTTCGTTGTGCGCAAGCACACAACTCATTACAGCGGGGCCTACACACATATCAACCCATCCACCACACTGTCATCACTGCCCATACGGCTGTGCAAAACACTATCAAGTATACTGTGGTCATTCTAGATCCTCTATATCTATAGTATCTTCCTGTATACACCAAGTTCCGTCTACTATGCCCTCTGGGTGAGCATAGCGTTCTACTTCCCAATTATCCCCTATGCTGACACGCTCTACACGATCACGAAAGCCCAAACGAGCATTACGCGAGTGCTGGGCTATCCTTGCTCCTGCAAGGCTACGATAGTAGTGTAATCGTTCGCCCGTGTCTTTATGGGTTAGATAGTATACTGTTTTCTGCATACACATACTTATATTTCTCTAGGCGCCGCCATGCCCATTTATACTGTAAATACACGATGTTACACACATTGGACTACACCATTGATCAGCTGGATCGCTTACAGGATCGCATACGTTCGGGTGCAGCCATGCGTATAGTGCATATACTTTCGGACTACTCAGACGGGTTTTCTAGCCATTGGGAAGATCGCTACATAGTATTGATTGACTGTGATCCTGTCACTTATACTATGTTATTAATGTTATGATGGAACATTTACCTCGTAGACTCTACTGCTATCGTTATCACTGCTGGTGCGAAGTTTCTTATGATGAAGAGGCTATATGGGCAGATGTGCAGCGATGGAGCGGCTCAATCAGTATACGCGGTGACTGCATAGACTTTTTCGTGCCCGCGGACTATATAAGCTTCTTTGTGTTAAAGTATCCGGAATTGGTGCGTCAGCGTGAGTTGGAATATGTCTGAGTCGCGGAATCTATCGCGCCGCTGCTGCTTCGCAGCTAAAAAATTGCGCTGCCCCTTCGGGAGCTAAAATTACCACCAATTGAGGCTGCGGCCGAATCCAAACACATGTAGGTGCATGAAGTATATGGTCATGACCAAGGGCCAACCCGCTCCTCTGCGTAGGAAGGATAGTGTAGAAAATACAGCACCCACGAAGTTGATAGGATAGATCATCCACATTGTGGGGTTCTGTGCTGTGACTGCCAGCATGGTGGTAGAAGTGAATATACAGATCGCTGATATGGTTTCATAGTAGAAAGCCCTGCGATCCGAAGTGTAACTTCTCGTCCAAAACTGTTTGACGTTGTGCCATAGTTGCATATATAGATTTATCCCAGCTAGGGGCTAGTCTGGGTAAATCTGGTTAAATAAACATATGAAGATACTGATCGCCGTAATCCTAAGCGTGGCCTTATCGGGCTGTGCCTCAGTGAAAAGCTGGATCCCTAGCTTTTGGGATGATAATCAATCAGCTAAGATCGTAGACGTAAGATTGGCTGTGGATCGCATAGATTGCTCACAGCCACAACTAGCACAGGCTCAGCGTGTGCGTGATGATCTACGTTGGTTTGAACTGTATTCAGACAGCAAAGGGTGGCGTCAAGCAGATGTTCTACGCATCATCAAGCCCATGCAGGAAACAGTGGAAGATTGGTATCGTCGTAGCCTAGATGCGCAGGGCACCAAAGGCTACTGTGAGATCAAGAAGAAGATACTGCAACAGCAGAGTGAACGTGCTGCTCAAGCAGTTCTGGGGAGATTTTAATGCGTGAACAATTAGAACAACTGGTGCATACAGAAAAGCCATGGTGCCAACAGCGAGCAGTTATGGCCCTGGAGATGCTGACACAGTATGAGCAAGGGCAGATCACTCGCGAAGAGTTCGCGGAACTCATGCAGGATCTAGTTCGTTCAGATAGATTGGACGCAGAAGCCGATGACCTAGAACTAAAGACATTCTTAGTCATGGCAGTTTATGGAGCAGCGCAGTTAGTATGAGAGCCAGAGAATTTATCACAGAAAACATCTTTACCTGTGACTATCACAAGGTCATGGACGCAGTGGCTAACCTATATCAGGAACACTATAATGTGGACATTTGGTCCAACGCTGATGCACACGATGAAGCTGCCAAGGTATTGATGAAGCAACATCCCACAGACGAAGAATTAGATTTCATCATCGATAACGCAGCACTGCCAGAACGCTTTATGGATCTGGATTTCCCCTTAAATGATGAAATCATGTATGGTTACACAGACACTGATGCTAGCCTAGATGAAGAGCCTGCCAGCAGACAATTATGCCAAAGCGGCAAGCCAGATTCAGCACTGGGCGCCAGCCAACTTGCTTCTTGCAAAAGCCAGGGCTATAGATCCAGAGACGGTGGTAAGAGCCACAAGGTAGGTTCTGAGCGTGTCCGAGTCCGCGGCAAAAAGATCAAAGGTAAGAAGTATGGAGGCCCATTACCTGATTGGTCCTAAATGCTTGAACTACATCCTTCTACACTGTTGATAGCCCCTCCGGGCATACCCGATCGAAGATTTAAAAACACAGTGATCATGCTGACACACAGCACTGACACCGCAGACTTTGGACTCTGCGTAAACAAACCCACAGCACATAGCCTACAAGAAGTCACAGAGCCCCTAGACCTAGGCCCAGTTCCAGACCTAGCCCTATATTGGGGAGGGCCTGTGAGTCCGGGCACTATCTGGATGCTGCACGACACGGGCTGGAGCATAGATCAAAGCATAGAGATCACCACAAACTGGGCCATGACCAGTCACGCTGACATGTTCACTGCCATAGCTGATGGACACGAGCCCTTGCACTATCGTATGTTCATGGGATTCTGTGCTTGGCAGCAGGGTCAATTAGTCAAAGAGCTGGCAGGTGCTCCGCCCTGGAATCATCGTCACAGTTGGCTCACAGCAGAAAACCTAGGGCCGGAATGGCTGCTAGGTCAAGATCCTGATGTTATTTGGGAATCGGCTACGACTCTGAGTGCCCACCAAGCGGTCGATAGTTGGCTTTGAAACGCTCTAGTTTGGTCTGGCAGTAGATACAGAGCTGCACACCCGGAACCAGCTTACGACGAGCTTCAGGAATATCTTCTCCGCATTCTAAACAGAACTCTTCCGAAGGTAATTCGGCCTGTT